TGCGCTTGTAGGCTTCATAAAGATCATGCAGCTGCGGAGCTGACTGAGCCATCTGCAAGATTGCTTGGGCCTGAGCAATGCGCTGGGCAGTGCTGAAGATGTTGGGGTCGCTAACAGGAACAATGTCTATGCGGTCGTCAAAGTCAGTGGCAAAGATTGTTTCACTAGAACCAGCAACTGAGAACTTGAATGAATCTTCTAGGTGCTCTGCATTCAGCTTGGCTAGCAGCTTGAACTCTTGACCTTGCGCATAATGCAGACGCTTGTGGATTGCGCTGAATGACTTGGAGCCTTGCTCAATCAGAGCGACAGTTGACCCAACAGGTGCATTCGGGTTGACGTCTCCAACATTTAGGTCAGAAGTCGAAGCGAACCTTTGGCCAGCTTGCACGATGAATCCGAGAAGGTTGAACAATGACTGGGAAGGCTCTTTGAACGGCAAAGGCATAATGGCCTTGCTGACGTCATCGACTGTAGCGTCAAGATCAACGAACTCCCCAGGATTTATCTCGATGTCACCACCGCTGACTCTGCCTTTCAGCTTGAAGCCACCTTGCATATTCGCAAAGGCTGCGGAGTCAAGAAGTGCACGCAAAGAGCCTGTGGCTGCTCTGCCCAAACCACCGATCATGTGGTAAAGGCCGAAACCGTAGAATCCCAATCCAGGCAAGAACTTGTAGCTGACGAACCAGTCTCTGCGCTTTTTGTCCTCGTCGTCCTCGTCCCAGTTTCTGCGGATGGCTACGATCTTCTCAGAGTCATAGTCGATGGTGATGACGTAAGGCAGCATGACTAAATTCTCAGACTCTTCGTCCTCAATTCCATCGATGCCCTCAAAAGCCTCGTAACAATGCATTTCCAAAAGAGTCATGACATCGTCGTCAGAGTCGTCTTCTTTGTCTACACCTTCAATTTGTTGATCGATGAATCCATCATCTCCATCAACTGCATCACCAGTGTATTCCGTCGGGAGATACCAACCAGCCGCGACATACCTGTTGTAATCGTTCTTAGGTATTTTGATTATGTGGGTGTAGCGTGGGGAAGTGTAAAGGTCTTTGCTCTCTGGTGCAACGACAAAGTCTTCAGCTTTGACGAACTGGCTGCATTGGCGGTCTAAGTTTGCATCCCACCAAACCTTCTTGAACGTCTGGCCAACCAATGGCAGGTGAAATAACATCTGGTCAAGGTCTGGGAAGTATTCCGGCATCTGCTCCATGATCTGGTAGTTCATGAATTCCTTGACACGACGTGCTTGATTCTCTGTCTCTTCGTTTGGCTCTCCGATGATGGTGGTCTTGACTGGACCGCCAGCTGGATAAAGCTCTGCGATGGCTTTGGCGTTGAACTGGGTGGCAGCTTCTGCGATCAGTGGATGAACTACGGTGCTGAGACCTCTAACGGCTCGCTCTTCTTCGTTCTCATTCATCCCACCTTCTGGGTCGAGAGTCATCAAGCCTTGCTTGTAGCGTTCTTTCCACTCAGAGCGAGCTGACTCGTCGTTCTCAAAATATCCTGTGAGGATGCCAGCTTTTCGTTCTGACTCTTTCTCGTCTAGGTCTTCTGCCAAGTTTGCATCAAAAATGCTTTCAGAATCATCAGGCTCATCCATCTCTGGATCACCGATCAACACATCACCATCAGGCAAAGTCTCTACCATGAGATCATCAGGCGGGGAGCCTTCTGCGAATGGGATAACAGGTTCAGCCATACATCGTCAACCTTTTCCTCATTGGCTCGTCTTCTTCTTCATAGTCACCTGAATGAGTGACAAACCAGCCTTTGCGCAATCTCAACCACGCTTGCGTGCACGTGTCAACTATGTCGTCATTCTCAACCGCTGGGAATGCAGCACAGATATCAATTAAATTTTTAGCCCACTTTTTGTCTTTTGGAAAGTAAATTCTTCCATCCTCCAATAATGCAGAGCTTGCGTGGGCACGAGCTTGCTTGTCTCTGTCCGGAGAATATTCAATAACTGGCACACCAGCCATGCGTAAATCTTGCAGCAGACTTTGGCCAGAAGCTTTCTTCTCGATCAACACAGCATCCGGAGAATATTCTTCATACGACTCTTGAGCGATCTTGCGCAGCTCTGGGTAAGTAACACGATCCCACCAAGCCTCAAGGACGATTGCGCACATGGCTCCCCTGTGTCGGAAGACCCCCCACGTGGTGCGAGCAGAATAAGATGACTTCTCTTTGATGCTGAAAGCTGTGTCCCAAGACTGCAATACATATTCAATATCTGGGAGGTCTTTCTCTTCCCAAGGCACCCACCACTCTGACTTTAAGATCCCACCACCTTTCGGGGCTGGCCTTTGTTGCAGCTGTCCGGCTGAGGCATATGTCCCAAGACTTCGCTCAAGGTTGGAAAGAGTCTTGTCGTCAATCCGATCTGGCCATAGCAGCTCTCCTTCCTTGGTGCGTGGGTCTGTGAATCCGAGGCTTGATCTTGTTGCAGTCGGGTGGCCAATCTCGTATCGGGCTGGTAAGCACAGATGATCCCACTCATTGTCCATCTCATTGGCCAATATGTGTCCTGTCAAGTCTCCCTCGTGCACTCTTTGCATGATAACGACGAACGCACCAGTCTTGGGATCGTTGAACCGCGACTGCATGGCTTGATCCCACCACTCAAGAACACCCTCTCGGACGGCTGATGAATCTGCCTCCCGAACATTGTGCGGATCGTCAATCACGATTATGTCGCCACCCTCCCCAGTCAGTGCACCATCAACTGACGTTGCAATCCTTTGGCCAGTTTTGTCATTCTCGAATCTTTGCTTCTGGTTCTGATCACCAGTCAGACTAAAAGACTCTCCAAAATGAGTCTTGTACCACGGACTGTCAATCAAACGCCGACACTTAACGCTGTCTCGGATGGAGAGTCCGGAAGCATAAGAAGCATAAAGGAATTTCTTGGCAGGAGCAAACGTCCAAGTCCAAGCTGGCATCGTTACCGCAACTGAGATTGACTTCATGTGCCTCGGAGGGATGTTGATGATCAGTCGTTTTATATCACCCTCAACAACGGCCTGCAGGTGCTCAGAGATTGCATCGAGGTGCCAGTTGTCAGTGAATTCAGAGCTTGGCTCAATCGTCGGCCATGAGCTCTTGGTAAATTCCTTCAAAGACCTCTTCATCTTCTCCGCTCTGATCTCTGTCAGTGATAGCGTGCTCAAGAACTCGTTCAATTGCATTTAGGTCGTCTCCGGACAATCTGCTGATGTCTAATACTTTGCGCTCTTCAATCTGGGCCTTGATCTCAACAGCCTTCAGGTCTGGGACGCATTTGCCGAGAAGAGTCTTTGCCGCCATGACACGCAGCTCTGGGTCAGCAGCAATAGCACCAGCTTGGGTTGCCAAGCCTTCTGCATCTTTGACGTAAACGGGGAATATCTCTTTACCGGACATGACAGCCGACAGGAACCCGACAGGGTCAGCTTGGCCCATGATCCAGTTGATTGTTGCGTTGTGGTTCCATTTGTATTTGTTTTGTCGACCACGGGAAGCCTTTTGTTTGGCCATTGGCTCAACTGACTTGAATTTGCCGTCCCATGCCTCTGGTTTAACTGGTGGGCCATTGTTTATTGGCCTCTTTACTATGGTCTTCGGCTCCTTGGGCTTGGGAGGACGGCCTAGTTTCTTTTTCTCTACGCTCATTTTCTTTAGCCTTTCAACCTTGCTTGCAGTGGTCAACTGGGAAATAACTGAGCCAACTATCGCTGATCTTTGGGCAAAAAGAAACCCTCCATCTTTGCAGTACGAAACCTAACCAGATGAAGGGGAGTAAATTTAACTTTTACCATTGACAAAAGCAACCGCTCTGGCCAGAAAAAGGTTAGCATCATGAACAGCGTTCATTATTCGTATCTGCCTCCTAATCTCTTGCTGTTGACGCAAGATCTCTTGACGCTGTTGTTCAGGTGTTAAGTTTGCCAACGAAAACTCCATTGTTGAAGAACTTAGCGAAAGCGAAAGGATCACTCTTTTGACGACGACGCATCTCATCCGAGTAAGTCATCCGCTGATCGGCGTAATAGTTTTCCTTTTCAGGATTCCAACCACGCATTGCTTCCCCAGCTTCACGACAATCTTTAATGACAAAAGCCAACTCATCGTCGGTGCACTTCTTGGCCATGGATGTCCACTTGGCGAACTCTTCAGCTGTTGCCCCACTCATTACGCTGCCTCCACATGTTCTAATTTAAGAGGGAAGCTCACACCACCACGATCAACCATAACAATTGTCTGGCTGTAGAATTCAGTTACTTTCGCGAAGTAACCGCAGTAAAAGTTATCAGGATCCCTGACGATGATCTTTTGACCGATGGTAAACATTAGTAGTTCCTTTCTCAAACCAGCAGGGCCAACCCCAGCCAGTAAAGATAGTATCGCTTTATTATGGATAAAAGGCAACAAAAAAGATTACCAATGTTTCCAAGCACTTGCAGAAGGTTCCCAGTCTCTGGGTTCTCCACCCCAATCAAAACACGACTCTGGAAACTACTATTGTTATTTATTTACAGCAACTTGCATGATTCGTAACCCACGTTCCCAGTCTTTTGCTGATTTTGAACAACAAAAAAATAACCTGAAATATTCCCTTATAGTAAAGTAGAAAAGGACGGGTCAGAAAACAACTGCACTGAAAACATTGGGTTCGTTGGGAACGCTGTTGTTATCAAACAACAATTTTTCTTTTTCGCACAACAAGAGCTTTATTTGAAATTTTCTTGTTTTCTTTTGAATTCTTTGCAGGCATAGTTAAGGCTCACTGAGAAAGGACACTCTATGCCTAAAGTTTACGTCGTCAATCGACCTAGAGAAAACAAGTTTGGATGGACTCCTGACTTGAGTGACGCATCACGTTATGGTGCATTAGAAATAGTATTTGAGCCGGAAGACAAGCCACAGTTTGTCCCAGGACCATCCATCCAAAAAGCTCGTCGTATTATGAAAGATTTCGGGTCAGAGGATTACATCCTATGGCCAGGAGGTGGTGACCCTATTGCTGTGATGGTGTGCTGCATGATCGCATCAGAAATGTCATCAGTCGTGCGCATCCTACGTTGGGAGCGCAATTTTGAGGAGGGAGACAGGGATCGTCGTAAAGGTTGGTACATGCCTGTTGCCCTCGAAATGAGAAAGGCTTAACATGAAAGAGCAAGTAGATCTGCTGGAGGACGTGGCACCTGCGTCCAATGAATTAGGTGCAATTTCGGATATGGCTAAAAAGATGTATGACATTCAAGCTGAGTGTGATAATCTTGAGATGCTGTTGAAGAACAGAAAGCTGGATCTAAAAGCAATCGCCGAACAAGACTTGCCTGATTTGATGCAAGAACTGAACATCAAAGAATTCACCCTCACCAATGGTGCCAAGGTGGAGATCAAAGATGTTATCACAGGCTCAGTCCCGAGCGCAGGTGCAATCGCACGTGCAAAAGGTGACTCCCAAGACGAGCTGGCGATACGGCAACAACAGTGTTTTGAATGGTTGCGCGGCCATGGTGCCGCTGACTTAATCAAGAGCAATGTTGAGGTCCAGTTTGGGCGCAATGAAGATGACGAATGCAATGCCTTCACAGAAGAGCTGCGTGAACGTCAACTTTATTACAAGCGTGCGATTGGTGTCCATCCGTCCTCACTCAACAGCTTCATCAAAGAGCGTTTGAGCGAAGGCAAAGACATCCCCCTAGACCTGTTTAGAGTTTACACAGGTCGTGCAGCAAACATCAGGAGATAATCTAATGGCGAAAAAAGAAGTAGCACTGAAAGAAGAAAGCAACATCGTATCCCTATCTGTAATGGATATGTTGCTCGAAGATGCAGGATCAGCCAGCGAGGGAATGTCCAAAGACGACATGATGATCCCACGCTTATCTATCCTGCAACAAATGTCCCCGCAGATCAACAAGCGTGATGGCGCATATGTTGATGGTGCTGAGGCTGGCCACATCTATGACAATGTTTCCAACGAAGTCTATGATGGCGAGAAAGGCATAACAGTAGTTCCGATTAGTTATCGTCGTGCCCACATCGAGTGGAAAGCGGATCGTGGTGGCTTGGTCAATGATCATGGCTCCGACAGCTCATGCTTGGACAATTGCACTCGTGGCAGTCGCGGTGAATACCTGACCGACGAAGGTAATGAGATTGTTCCAACAGGCGAATATTTCGTGTATGTTGTTGAGGATGATGGCAACTATTCCCCAGCAATGCTTTCAATGAGCAAGTCTCAGCTGAAACGTGCACGCCAATGGAACTCAATGATCAACCGTCTACAGGTTCCTCACCCACAAGGCAACGGCACAATAAATCCTGCGATGTTCTGGAACGCCTACACACTTTCAACAATGCCAGAAGAAAACGATCAAGGCTCTTGGTTTGGCTGGAGTGTGAAGATGAAGTTTGATGCCAAGTCTGGCGGCATACTGGAAAACAATCCGAATGGCACTGTGATCTATTTGGCTGCACGTGACTTCAAGCAGCAGGTCGCAGCTGGCGTTTTGAAGCCAACAGGCACTGTCAATGAGGACGAGGTGCCATTCTAAAACAACCAACTGGTTGTTAGGCAAGCTGCCCTCCTTTTTGTATACGGGATCAAATTGGGGCGCAGCTTGCCGACGAGTCAGAAAGGAAGAAGATGCAGGACACAAAAAGATTCATGAAGCTGTTCCGTGGTTACGAACACGCACATGGACAGTATCGAGTTCAAAAGACAGAAGCAGACGGCAAGATGTCGGGCCGTGCATTGACCATAAGCGAGCCAGTCACCCAAGTCAATTTTGAGTCACACCTGAATGGTGGCGACTACATCCTAGGCATCATCATGTTGCGAGAGAACAACTCATGCAATTTTGGGGTGATTGACATTGACATCCGAGGTGACGTGAAGCTCAACGAGAGCTTGGAGACGCTGGAAGAAAAGATACGCTCCACCCCATTGGTGCTGTGCAGGTCGAAGTCTGGTGGCGCACACTTGTACTTATTTTGCGAACCTGCCATAGCAGCCATTGACATGGTCGCCAAGCTCAATGAGTTTGCAGCTGGGCTAGGGTACGGTGGCGCTGAAGTTTTCCCCAAGCAAATAGGTCGCGCAAACGAACGTGATCGTGGCAACTGGATCAACCTTTGTTATTGGGATGGCGACAAGTCTGAGCGGCATGCAATCCATGAAGGCAAGAAGCTCAACCTAAGCCAATTCTTAGACCTTGCGGAAAAGAAGAGAACCACCTATGAGGCTTTGGATAATTTTAAGCCTGACTTGACGAAAAAGTTTGAAGATGGCCCACCATGCCTACAACACATAATGACCATGGGTTTCCCAGAAGGTGGACGAAACATTTCTTTGTTCAATGTGGGCGTTTATTATCGCAAGAAGAACCCAGACGATTGGCAAGAAGATCTGATGAGGTTCAACTACGAAAGCATGAGCGAACCCCTGCCATCTGGTGAGGTCAATGGCCTGATCAAGTCTGTCAGCAAAAAAGATTACGCCTACACTTGCAAGCAATCTCCAATTTGCAACTATTGCGAGAAGTCCAAGTGCATGAAGCGTGAATTTGGCATTGGTGGAATTGGCGGTGGCCAATCCATAGAGATAGACGCTATCACCAAGTACGAAACTGAGAACAGGCAATCAGTGAGATGGTACATCGAGATTGGTGGTGAGAGAATAGAAGTCACGACCCAGCAGCTTCTTGATCAACGCCAGCTGCAAAAGCTTTGTGTTGAAAAGCTCAACAAGTGCCCGAGCACAATGCCAGGACAGCGTTGGGAACAGCGCATCAACGAGCTGTTGACCAGTGTTGAAGTGATCTTAGACCCAGACGATGCATCACCCCAAGGCCAATTTGAAAAGATGCTCGACAGCTTCCTGACTGGCAAAGTCCAAGCTCGTCAAAGAGACGAGATCATGAATGGCAAGCCATGGCACGACATAGATGATGGAAAGGTTTACTTCCGATCAGAAGACCTATTTATTTATCTTGAGGCTAGGAGGTTCCGGTATCCATCCCAACACCAAGTTTGGTCTTGGCTCAGGACTGTGGGTGGTGACCGCAAGGCATTCCGGATCAAGTCTAAGCCAGTGAAAGTTTGGTCAGTCCCAGCCCCAGACTTTTATCAAGACGATGATGACTTAGCCATCCCAAGCAGCGTGACTGAGGAATTCTGATATGACAAAGTGGAATTTGGAGGATCTTAAATTGATAAATCGGCAAGAATATGAAAGAGTCTGCGAAGAGAATCGTGAATTGAAGGAGAGGCTTTCTGTGTTGACAAGAGAGCTTTTCATAGTTTACATGACAGCCAAGAAAGTATTAGGAGGAGAAGATGCTGCTGGGGGAGAATGAATTAGCCAAGGCCAAGTTTGCAGAGCTCTTAGAAAAGAATTTAGAGCACAGGCCAGAGGCATACCATTACAAAGATGCTGTCATCTGCGATTTCTGTGGCCAATACACCCACGGGAAAATTTATAGGAAGTGGCACCTCCACCAACTGGCTCTGCGTACAACAGTAGATTGCGACTCATGCTTTGCAGAGCTCTTTCAGAAAGGAATAGAATATCATGAGGAAAGTCCAGATCATCCTCGGACCTCCAGGAACGGGCAAGACAACGAAGCTTCTGGGGATAGTTGAGGACGCACTCAAGAGGGGCATTCCCCCAGAGCGAATTGCTTACCTAGCCTTCACGCGCAAAGCAGCCAATGAAGCTGCGGAGCGTGCCATGGACCAGTTTGGATTCGATCAGAGCAGGTTCCCATACTTCCGGACATTGCACTCTTTGGCCTTCAGGCAGCTCGGATTGCAGCGAGATGAGGTAATGACCAATAACCACTATCGCAAATTTGGCAAGGCCATGGGAATCGAGTTCAAAGGCATCTATGATGAAGATCTTGGCATTCACACTGGTGATGGATTGGGAGACAAATGCTCAAGAGTTGAGTCTCTGGCTAGGGTTGGCCTAAGAAATGTGGAGCAACAGCATCACTTATCCAAAATTAATGATCTTACTTTGCATGCGGTGCGGCAATATGATTCTGCCTTGCGCGTATATAAAGAGGACAATGGCCTATTAGACTTCACTGACATGTTGGAGCAATACAATTCAGCACTGCCAGTTGACATCTGCATATTCGACGAGGCTCAAGACTTGAGCTCACTGCAATACCGCATGGCAATCTTAGCCAGCAGCCAAGCCTCAGAAGTCTACATCGCAGGAGACGACGATCAAGCCATCTTTGGTTGGGCAGGGGCAGATGTTTCCAAATTTCTGTCTTTGAAAGGTGAGCGGGTAGTGCTGCCCCAAAGCTATCGCATCCCCAAGGCTGTGCACAATCTTGCGCTAGAGGTTGTCGGCCGGATCAAGAGCAGGTACGACAAGCCATGGTCACCACGTCAACAACAAGGTTCCGTCGAGTGGGTGGCTGACGAACAACAAGCTGACTTCTCTGGGCATGGGACGTGGATGTGTCTCAGCCGCAGCAAGTACCTGCTCAACAGGTTCAAGCAATCCGCAAGACAACAAGGCTATGCATACCTGCTGAATGGCAAGCACTCTTTAGACAACGAAGAAACCAAGGCAATCTTGAGCTGGCAAAGGTTGCGGTCTGGCAAGCACCTGACTTTGCATGAAGCCAAGAACATAATCAAGTTTTTCTCTTTCACAGTTGACCTGCCTAAGAAAGAGTCATATGATCTCAATGATCTGGGTCTGCCAGAAGATGCAAAGAACCTAGACTGGATGGCTATCTTGAAAGGCATCGCACCAGATGAGCGGGAATACTTGCGGTCTTGCCTACGCAATGGAGAGAAGTTTTCAGACAAGCCAAGAATATCAATCTCAACAATCCACCAGTCCAAAGGTGGTGAGGCTGACAATGTGGTATTGACCACCGACATGGGGCGTCTCAGCTGGGAGAACTCACACACCGACGAAGAGAATAGAGTGTGGTATGTGGCATTGACCAGAGCCAAAGAGAACCTTTTCATAGTTCGGCCTCGCAATTTGATGCACTATCAGCTATGAGTAAAGCATTGGAAACATTGAGAGAAAAATTATTATGGTCAAAATTGAATTTTATTGTTGCCTTCTCCTGCAACATAAGCGATACTACGATTGTCAACTGAGAAAGGAAATGACATGAACCCCACCTTCGCCCTGAACACCAAGAGCCTCGTCGTCAAAGCCTATGCAACTCGGGAGCTTGCACGGTCGCAAGGAAACGGCGCGATCCTCTTCACCTCTGCTGAAATGCTGCTGGATGACCGCAACATCACAGGCAAGATCCTTTTGGACGCTTTCAACGAAGTCTCCCCCAAGCCTGTCAAAAAGTTTTCCGACAACAGGACTGCTGCTCGTCGTTACATGGCTGCGATTGCTGATCTGCACGTCGACACTGGCAGAACACTGGTCATCAATGGCACCAAAGTAACCTCCAAGCCAACCCCACAGGTTGCTGCACTCC